ACCTTGGGCATGATTGCGGCTCCCTAAAAAAACGCCCGGTTAAAAGGGCGTTACTCCCTATATAGCACAGCTGCATCGGTGATGCAGAAAATGCGTGCTGCAGTTGTTTACCATGCGGAGCTATTTGTGTGGGGGAGTGTTTAATCTGGCACTAATGGGGAAAGACCAAAAAAAGCGGGAAGACCAGCAGGGACGCGGGATATAGCGGGATGGTGCCAAAAATTTGATTGGTACGGAAATAGTCAAATCTGAACAAAAAAACGACGGAATTGCGCAGCATCTGGAACGAACTGCACAAAAAGAACACGACATTGCTTTCTTTACGATTTTGCTTCGGAAGGCGCATGGTTATGAAGGGGGGAGGCGTTTAACTCTTCACAGAAGGCAGCCAACGTTGAGACAAGACCCGGCTTTGATATTAGGTTGATTATCGAGTCTTCATTACCTGCAGTAAGCATTGACAGCACCGCGTAGGCCCGCAAGCTTAAGTCATACAAGGCACTTGCATCCCCTTTAAATACCGGCTGCAGCGCGACCATGATCTCCATCAGGGTGATCGCCCCAGGCGAATCAAACTCCAGGCGAATCCTCCCTTCTATCTGAATCAAGCCCGCAAACGCACCGCATCCTAGACACTTCGCGCCACCGCTGATCTTGGCAGGCATGGCCGGAGGCAGATCAATCTCTTCAATCCCCACCGCTTCTTGCTGCTGCGCTGGTGTGCGCGGTGCCGCAGCAGGTGCGGATGGCATAGCGCCGCTCTGCCGGGCTTCTATCAGCACCATCACATCAGGTGGAGGCGTATATACGCGGCGCATACCACCCTTTCCCCGGCCCTTCTCCGTTGAAGCCTCCCATTTATCCCTAATTACGAGGTTGTGCCACCCCTGTCTGGTTGTTGGCATACCCGGAAGCTGCATCAAATTAAGCTCATGTATTGAATAAGCCATAAAACCCCCTAACCGTAAAGTTGCTTTACAGTTTTAAACTTCAACCGTAAATAATTAAATATCTATTTAAATCAATTGCGTGTCGTGTTTAGCTGAAATTTAGACAATTTTTTAAGCGTAAAGTGTTGACATGACTTTACCGTGTGTTTACAGTGCCGCCATGTCAAAAATAGCTAGCACGTTAAACAGCATGAAAAAACCAACCTCGAAAGATTGGCATCGCGCCGACATCATTGCCGCCGTACGGAAGACCGGAACCACACTTCAATAGCTTGCCTTCGCGCATAGCTACACATCCGGCGGGACGCTGCGCAACGCGCTTAACTATCCCGCCCCGAAATACGAGCGAATCATCGCTGAATTCCTCGGCACCACTCCACAAAAGATATGGCCTTCCCGCTACCACATAGACGGCAGCCCAAAGAGCGGGCGCGGCGAGCGCGGCATTGGGCGCTATCAGCGCAAGACGACCGGGCCGACCAAGGTCGGGCGCAAACCGAAAGCGAAGTTTAACGGCTCTACCGAGCCGGACAACGTTAATTTTAACGGGAGCAACTGACAGTGGACACCCGCACGCTCAACCTCTTTTCCCATAACGCCACCCGCCACGGCTCACTTGGTTGTCGCGCGGAGGTCGCCGCCGCGATGGCGGAGGCCATGAAGCGCGCGCTCTCGCAAGGTATCGGCCGGGAAGAGATCGCCACCCGAATGAGCGCTTATCTGGGCGAGAAGATCAGCGTCGGCACCCTGAATGGATACACCGCTCCTTCGCACACCTCTCAAGCGGAAGCGCACGGCCAGCCTGCCCGAGACATCAGCTTCATGCGGGCGATGGCGTTCGATGAGGCAGTGGAAGAAGACGTGTTGATCGGACTGTTCGCCGACAAGATCGGCGGGCGGCGCGTAGTCAGCAGTGAGGATGCCGCGCTGCTGGAGTGGGCGCAGCTGCACCAGCAAGAGAAGGAACTAGCCGAGCGCAAGAAGGCGCTGGAAGCTGTTTTCAAGTTGAAGGGCCGGAAATGAAAACCCACTATTCCTGCGCTGAGCTGGCGGCGATGCAGTTGCCGGGGTTGCCAACCACTAAAATGGGGTGGGCAAATACTGTTAAAACGGGCGGGTGGGAAGGCCGTAAGCGCACCGGACGTGGTGGCGGAATTGAGTACACCCCACCACCCAGGATTGCCAAGCTGATCGCCGCGCGCCGCGCCATCAAGGAAGACGGCCTTGCTGCTGCCGCTGCCCGCGCTGCGATGGCAGCGGTGAAGATTGAGGCGCGCACCAAGCAACACGCCAGGGCGCAGGTGCAAGTGGAATACCTGATGGCTTCATTGTCGGTCACCGGCCAACAAAAGCTCGGGGCGAGCTTCGACATCGTGCTGGCCTACCGCGACTATTTCAAGGCCCACAACAGCAACGGCCAGATCATGCGCCGCAAGGAGTCGTTCAAGGCGTTCTCGGATGACTACAACGCCAAGCGCATCAAGGTATCCGACGAGGTACGCGCAAAGTACACCACCATCAGCATGAGCTCGATCCAGCGCTGGGTGCTGAACAATGAGAAGCGCGGTCTAGTCGCCCTGGTGGATCACCGCGCCACCCGTGGCGGTACCGGCGGCAACCACAGCATCATCGAGCAGCATCCGGAGCTGGAAAAGGCGCTGATCGCCATCATCGCCGAGAAGCCGCACATCAAAACCACGCACCTGCTCGATGTGATCAATGCATTCTCGGTAGACAAAGAAACCGGGGTCATCGCGTGGCCGACTGTCTCTTATTGGGCACTGAACCGCTGGCGCGGCGCATTTGAAAGTCGCGACAAGCAAGCATTGATGGCCATCACCAACCCGGACGCATGGAAGAACAACTACCTGTCTGCCCTTGGCCGGCTGGACGAAGACGTGCTGTACCTAAACCAGCGCTGGGAGATGGATGGAACGCCCGCCGACTGGGAGCTGATAGATGGCCGTCACACCGCCAGCGTGGTGCTGGACATTTGGGGGCGTCGTCCGAAGATACTGTTCTCAAAGACGCCGCGCACCGAAACCAACAAGTTGTTGCTGCGCTCCGCCATCATGGACTGGGGGATGCTGGACGGGCAAGCCGACACAGATAACGGTAGCGACTACAAGAGCCGTGAAATGCGCATGTTCTTCGATGAGATCGGCGTAGAGCAGCGTTTCTGCACTCCCTTCTCGCCTTGGCAAAAAGGCCATGTAGAGCGATTCATCAAGACATACCTACACTCGATACTGGAGTTGCTGGACAACTTCATCGGCCACAACGTCGCCGAGCGCAAGCAAATCGAGGCAAAGCGTACCTTTGCCGAGAACCTGTTCAAGAAGAACTCCGTCGTTAAAGTGGATATGACTGCTGCCGAGCTGCAGCGGCTGACTGACCAATGGATTGATGGGGTTTATATGGTGCGCGAGCACCGCTCCTTGGGTATGTCGCCGCTGGAAAAGGTGGCCAGCTACACCGGCAGCATCCGCCAGATTACCAACGAACGCGCGCTCGACATCCTGCTGGCCAAGCCGGCAGGAAAGATGCCCACCATCACCAAGAAGGGCATTCGCTACGACAACGCCACCTATATTCACGCCGAGTTGCCGCAATACATCGGCGAGCTGGCCGACATCCGGCATAGCGAAGACCTGGGCAAGCTCATTGTGTACGTCAACGGCAAGTTCCTGTGCATCGCCGAATGCCCGGAGCGCACCGGCATGGATCGCGCCGAAGTCGCCGCCCACGGTCGCGCCAAGCAGAAGGAATTCATCGCCGCCAAGCGTAAGGAATACCGCGCCGCCAAGCATGCCCTGCCGATGTCCACCGGCGACCTGGTCAAGGAGATCCTCATGTCGCGCGCCGAGAAGGCGGGCAAGGTCACTGTACTGGCCAAGCGGGCGGAAGAATACCGAACCTCTGCACTGGCCGAGGCAGAGCGCGTCATTCAGGCGCAGGAAGCGCCGCAACTGTCGCCGGAGCACGCCAAGCTCATGGCCGAGGCACGGCGGTTATTGAACACGCAAGGCGCGCAGGTCGAGCCTATCGCGGAGGTGCATCCGATCGAAATGATGACCTTTGAGCAGAAGGTGGAGCTGTGGTACCGGCAGCGGGATCTGCTGGCCGCTGGCGGGATGATCAGTGATCCGCGCCTGGTCACCTTCCAGCGCCAGTTCGAGCACCTCACCAGATTCAAGGCACTGCGCCAGCAGCGCCAAGAAGAAAGCCCATCAGAGCAGCAACTCTGACGGGCCTATGAAGCAGTAGCACTTACTTAAGGTAACTACAGGAGCCATTATGAAACAAAGCAACAGCAGCGCACAAGCAGCACCGACGGGGATCGCCCCGCTGGCTAACATCGCGGTGGTGGAACGCGCCATCAGCCGCGCCCTTGGTCGCGGCATGCACCAGCCCGGCATGGTGGTGATGAACGGCCCATCCGGCTACGGTAAGAGCATGGCCGCTGCATGGGTAACCGCCCGCAATCGCGCCTACTACGTGCAGGCATCCGATTTCTGGACCAAGAAGGCCATGCTCAAAGACATCTGCCGCGCGCTCGGCCTGCAGTTCAAGCCTGGCGACACCGTGGACGAGATGGCCAAGATGGTGGTGGCGCAGCTCGAACAGAGCGGCCGCCCGCTGATCCTGGACGAGTTCGACTACGTGGTGGATAAGAACCTGGTTGAGGCGGTGCGCAGTCTGTACGAAGGCAGCAAGGCCGCCACCCTCATCATCGGCGAAGAAGCTCTGCCGCAGAAGCTCAAGAAGTGGGAGCGCTTCCACGGCCGAATCCTTGACTGGTATCCCGCGCAGCCCGCATCCGTCGATGACGCACGCGAGCTGGCCAAACTCTACTGCCCGCACATCACCGTCGCCGACTGCCTGCTCGACAGGCTGGTGGATAAGGCGCGCGGCAGCGTGCGCCGCATCAGCACCAACCTCGAAACCATCCAGGAAGAAGCCATGAGCAACGCCTGGGAGACCGTTACCCTTGAGTTATGGGGGAGTCGCGCGATCCACACCGGCGAACCGCCGAGGAGATCGTGATGGAACAAGCCTATATCTGGGATGTGGCGGCCAGCGCCAAGCCGGGGGAGCGTGTGCAGGTGTTCGAGGATCAGCCGGAGACCATCGCCACCGCAACGGACAAATACGACGTGATAGATGGTGTGCTGTTCAGGCACTTCATCTGGTTTCAGGACCCGCCGGGATGGAACACACCAAAAATGCTGGGAGACGGGGGATTCGCGGTGCGATTCCGTTGGAATAAAGGAGGGGCGAGATGATTGTTCGAATTCACGATGAAGCGCACACATTCCCCGCCTGTCTTCGTGGTGGAGAAGGGGGTGTGGAGGTTGATTTCAATGCCTCTCCGCGCGCGGAAGACGGCTATATCAGCATGACCGTCAGCGGCGGTGTGTTCGGCGGAAAGTGGGGCGCGGCTTGCGCTTTTATGTCGCCGGACGAAGCTAAAAAACTAGCCAGAGACCTACTCGTCGCAGCGGGAGAAGTGGAGCCATATTATGGCGCTTAAACCCATCCACCTCGAACTGTCTGGCGGCAAGACCAAGCGCCAGCGCATCTGGGACCTGATCCGCAGCCACGGTGGCGACTTCGGCCAGAAGGACGTGACACCGGGCGACATCGACGACGACACCGCACGCGATTACCTGCGTGCGCTGACCAAGGCCAGCATCATCGTGATCGTGCGCGAAAGCACGCCGCGACATGTATGCACCCTGTGGAAACTGGTTGTAGATCGCGGCGCGGAAGCACCACGCATCAACAAGCGCGGGGAAGAAGTTCTGGCCGGGCGCGTCAACGAAGCCATCTGGGGTGCCATGCAGGCCCTGAATGTTTTCACCTACCGCCTGCTGGCCGAGATGTCAGGCGCAACAGAGCAGACCGTTAAATCCTACTGCCAGGCATTGCTGCGAGCCGGATATTTAACGGTCGAGCAGGAACGCAAGAGCAAGGGTTATGGCGGCATCGCGGCCAAGTACCGGCTGCTCAAGAGCCGCGTCAAAGGCCCGCGTCCGCCAATGATCACGCGCCTCAAGGCCGTCTACGACCCAAACATCCACGAGATCGTTTGGCAGCAGGATGAAGACGATGCGCTCGAAGCGACGGAGGCCGTATGAACCAAGACCGCCCCATGCCATACAAGGAAGAGCGCTGGTTCAAGCTGCTGGAGCAGGCTGTTGGGGCCAGCAGCAAGACGGCCGTGGCCACAAAACTCGGCTACTCCCGTCCCGCAGTCAGCCAGATTATGAACGGCATCTACATCGGCAAGCCCGACAAGATCGCCGCGCGAGTTCTGGAGGTGTTCGACCGCTGGCCATGCCCTTATCTGAACATCGAAATCACCGCAGAAGACTGCCGTGCCGTGCATTCCACAGAAACCCCGGCACACGACCCGGCTCGCCTGGCACACCGCCGCATGTGCCGCACCTGTAACCGAAAGGAAGGAGGTAAATGATGATCGACCACGCACCGCGCATCCGCGCAGAACAGCAAGCAGAGCAGGAGAACGCCATCATGGCCGACCTCGAACAGCGCAGTGCGCCGTTGTACTGGGCATTGGTCGCCGCCGTGGTTGCCTTGGTGCTGGCTGGCATCGCCGACCAGGCGAGCGGATTCGCGCAGCACTACGCCGACCTGCAAGCCACCAACGAAGCGTTCGCCCAATGCCTCAACGGCCGCGCCATCGGCATCGACAGCGGAGACGGCGGAATCGTGCGCTGCAACGTGCGGCAATACCCAAAACTGGTTGCGGGGATACAGCCATGAACGCCGTCGAACGCCTGCAGATCGCCCAAGTGGCCGACTACTGCGCGAAGTGGCTCCGTGCCAACGGCATCGAGGTGCTGCGCGTCGAGGGCGACACCGAGCAACCGTGCATCATCGTCAAACACAACGCCATGTGTGACCGCTTCGACGACATCGTGCACGCCTACGAGCGCGGCGAGCGGGGTGAGCGCCGCACCGGCTGGGTGTTCCGCTTCGGCTGCCAGATTAAGTGGGCGGTTCCTGCGCCGAACCCGCACAACGCCGGGAGGACAGCATGAGCCGCTTGGTCCAACACGAGCAATACGAG